GGGAAATCCATACTTCCAACCGCTGGGCGGATCACACATCAATACTTTAGCCAAAATCTTTTACTCCATGCTTGTCAATGTCATAAATTATCATTTGCAACATCTTTTTAACATCTTCAATACTTTCACCATCTATTGAGACTGGATCGTTTGACCACCCGTCGCCGTGGTCTAGTTGGTAGTATTCGTGGATGGCATAGTTATCTACTCCATCAAAGTTTCGTTTCATTAACTGATAATGCCATTTACTCATAGTGATCTTGTCCCATAGTAAGAGCGATAAACTTCAGCAAGCTCTTGTTGGTCAGTTGACTCTTGAACGACATAGTCTTCTTTGTCAACTTTAGCGGCATCCGCTATACCTATAGCATCTTCTAACCGAGATGCTATAGCAATAATTTCACCGTCTTTTTTCCTAACGATATGCATTAATTCAGACCAAAACAAGGCAAATGAATTGCCATATTACAATAACGTGCATAGTCTTCAACGCCAACCATCGCTAATGTCATTAACACGGGCAAGGCAGTTATCATAAGCACGACAATTAAGAATGCCCAACCTAATCCTTTTGTAGTGCAGTAGTATGTTTTATCACTCATGTTCAGTTTCCATATTTGTTTCTAAGTCTTGATCGATCATTGTATTTTATCATGATCGTCCATTCTGGATGTTTATCAACAAGTTCACTTGCTTCACCTAAACTATCATAGACATCTATGATGCCTCCAGACTTTAAATTTACTACATAAAACATTATTCGTGTTCGCCACCGTTTGCACGGCCTGTATACTTACGGCCTGATTTCATAATGTTGTTAAGTGACTCTGGATTGTTTTCTGCTTGACGAAATGTCACAACTGTAATAGTGACACCACTTACGAGTAATAGGTGAAATGCAGCGCTAATACCAAAAGCAAGATAGCTTCCTACCATTAGGGCAAAGATGCCAGACCAAATAAAGAATAGACACTGAAAGATCATGTGTCCTACCATAGGGTCTAAATTTCGCAGTGGGGATTTTTCAACTGTCATAACGCTGTCCCACATTTCGCGTGGAATGTTTATAATTTCAGTCAGTGTAGTTGCCCATCCAATGGGTTTTACATTCTTCATATTATTCTCCGTGTGGTGTGTTAAAAGCCAAACCCAAGATAGGGTTTGACCATTTGTTATGGAATCAATATAATACAGTTTACCTGTAATGTCAATAGTTAATTTAAAATTTATCCGTTAAGAACTTCGGCTTTGCGATTTCCATTATCAATAGTAATCTTTCTAGGCTTCTTTTCTTCTGGAATTACGTTTTCTAGTACGACTGTTAAAATACCGTTATCAAGATTTGCGCCATTTACAACAATAGTATCTGATAAAGTAAAGGTACGACGGAAGCTCCTTGCGGAAATGCCACGGTGCAAATAATTACCAACATCATCATTGTTCTTATCACCAGCGATTGTAAGAACTCCATCTTTTACTTCAATATCTAAATCGTCATAGGTAAACCCAGCAATTGCAAGCTGTAGCTCATAATTTTCTTCTGACGTTTTAACAATGTTATAAGGGGGATAGTTTGCTTGACTTGGTGTTTCTTGTCTCATTCTATCAATCATTCGGTCAAAGCCGATAAAGAATGGATCGTTTAACATAGACGTGTCTAATCTGCGTGTATTCATTTTGTTTCTCCTTAAATAAGCAAGATTAATGTAAGGAACCCATTGTGGCGTTCCTATATACTATATATAATACATTTTTGAAAAATGTCAATAGTTTTTTTAATTTTTTTTTAATTTATTTTGCAGCGTACGGTGTAAAGTTTTTTCCATTAGCAACCAAGCAGGCCCATCCGTTTGGCCATAGCGAAACTAAACTCCAAGTTCCACTGTCTTGATTTACAGAAAACACAAACTCAGTAACCGCTGTTGGCCCGGATGCGTGTATATTTAAAATTTGCCCGTTGAATAAAACTTGTTCACCATGCTTTTGAGCAACGGCTGCCATGTTATTTAAAGTGTCACACGGCTGCACGGCTTCAAATGGTGGAATATTTTCTCGGGCAAAAAGAGGCGCTGCGAATAGTGTAATAATTAGTGCTAAATATTTTAACATTATTTTTTCCTATTCTGTTGTTGCAAGTTCCGCCTGAGCAAGTGTTTCACCGTTTGTAATTGTTACTAAAGAATCTGAATTGTTTTGAATATAAAGTTCTAAACTTTCAGTTGGGCCTGTAACAATTTGAGTTCCAAGAACTAGCCCCAAAGCTTTCTTTAAACCCACATCAGGGTCAATATAAACTTTCGCTGGTCCATCTAATGATGTACTAGTAGGTACAACAACACGAACCATTGGTGGTAATTGAAAGGAGTCTTTGGACTGCCCGACGCCCTTTACAAGTACCGGCATTTCTTTATTCCAAGCATTAAATGCTCTTAGTCGTTGACCATTTTTAAGAGAGGCTTTCACATCAATCATATTCATAATTCACTTCTTTCCAATATTATACTTTGCTTCTAAAATCCAATTGTCTTTTTCTTTATGAGAAATAATTTTAATTTGATTAAGTGGTGCAATAGGATCTTGTGACTTATTAGTATCAACTACTTTAATAAGAGACCACTCTTCTAAAAGATTAACGATAGTGTTTCTTCTAGCTTTATCCTCGTCACTAAACGTATCGCTTTTGCCATCTAAGATAAACAATTCTTTAAAGTGTAGAATTGAGTAGCGACCTTGTTTGTGAAGTATGTGACACGATTGATACAATTTCTTTTCTTTACGTGAAGAAATGCCAATACGTGTTAGGGTTTCTTTAACTTTTAAAAAGCTATCTGGTGAAGGGAGAGAAATTTCAACGCCGACACCTTTAAATAAATTTTCTTCTTGCATCATAAACAGCACCTTTTTTTATTATTCTTATATGCTGAGGATCACCTTGATCATCTGTACTATTTATCATTTACCTACTCCCCCTATTACAAGCTTATCGTGCACTGACTTTAGCTGATCTTTAGTTAGGGCTTTAAGATACATTTTAGCTATAGTTCTATTACACTGATATACTTGCTGAATAGCATCAAGGTCTGTGCTTTTATCTGCTTTTGGCCATTTAGAAAAACGTTTACGTTTACGCAACGAACCTGCATAATAATCAAATTGAGCACCATGAAACAAGTTGTGGCGCATGTTCATTTCATTTGCATGTAATATAGTATCTTCAAAGTTAGCAAACCCACGGTTAACCATATAGGGTGTGTATTCTTTTTCAGTCATTTCAGGATTTTCACTATTGCGAATAAGATCTTCCTTACTAAAAGAGACTGCATTCATAAAATCAAACGGGCTATATTCTTTAGGCATCTTTTACCTTTTCAATTTCTCTTAAAACATCATTTAAATCGTCACCACATGGATTGCATACTTGCACTTTAAGTTTACCATCCAGTGTATCTAATTCTACACTATAAGCTTTGGTTTTGTCAACCTTTTGTTTGCAGTACCAGCATGTAATTGTATTTTTACCAATGAGGCGTTTTATCCACTCGCTCATACTTCAATATCAACAAACTGGCCTTGGGTTTCACCAGGACTAATTGTAGATTTTCCGTCTTGTGTGTAGCGTAAAGCAGCTTGATCTCGTAGTGTTTGTATTTCTTCAATACGCTCTTCGATTTCTTTAGTCCTATTTGCTTTAACTTCAGCTCGTGTAGCTTGCTCAACTACTCGGATACGCTCTTTTTCTTGTGGTGGTTTAATGTTTTCAGAGTTTGGATAGACATTAGGATGCCCGTATTGACTTGCTTGAATAGATTGGTTAATTTCATTTGACATTAATTGTACTCCGCTTCAATCATTACTTCCGTTAGGAACGCAATCATATTTATCTCAAGATCAGCTACAAAGTTTGCCTTATACATATAGTCTGCAAGAGTAACAACAAAACCAGGTAAGGATCTCATTTGAACTTTATCACCAGACATGTCATAGATGCGACGGAACATTTCATTCATATCTTGGTCTGAGTTTTTTGCAACCCATTTACGCATGTTAGTAAAGTCTTTTGCTTTTAATAGGCGAAATAATTCGTCAAGCGATTCTTGTTTAAGGTTAACAAAAATACCTTCATCAATTTTACCAGACGCAGAATAAGATTGTAGCTCAGTAAGTACACGACGGAAATCAGGAAAATGTTTTTGGATTACTTTGGCAACAACACCTTTATCATAATCAACGTTTTCAGTTTCAAGAATTGACTCTACTCGTTTCATGAATTGCATAGCCAACTTAGGGCGATCTGTTTGTTCAATAGAGAAATCTACTTCAGATAAACGAGAACGCAAAGGTTGAATAATGCGATTTTTAAAGTTACAAGTAAAGATAAAGCCACAATTAGCTGAGTATTCTTCGATAAAGTTACGAAGAGCTGGTTGTACATTAGCTGCATTAAGATAATCAGCTTCGTCAAAGATTACATATTTACGGCCACCTTGTAATGATACCGCAGACGCATACGTTGAAACGTCATAACGAATAGCATCAATATTAACATTGAGTGAGCCATTCATAATTTTATAGTCACAGCCTAGTTCTTCAAGCATAGCTTTTGCTACAGTTGTTTTACCTACACCAGGACCGCCAGTCAATAGCAAGTTTGGAACGTTATCATCAGATACGAACTTTTCAAACATTGCTTTAGTTTTTTCAGGGAGGATAGTATCCGCAATTACTTGTGGACGGTAGCGCTCAACCCAGAGCACTTCATTCTGTTTTGCATTAATAGACATATAATCACCATTTCATAATATAAAGTAAGGAAGGGGCTAATTAAAGCCCCAACCATTATTATTGCACAACCTTATCAGACATAGGTCCTTCTGGTACGTCGGCTGGTGCCGCTTCTGGAGGCATACTTGGAGGCATACTACCGCGTTGCCCGCTTGCTCCTTGCTGACGCAAAAACTCTTCGGTTTTGTTCCGAAGGATCCCAACTCCTGCAAGCTCGCGGCCTTCAAAAGCACCACGACGAGATGCCACGTCAATAATTTGCACGAACGTGGCGATATCCTGCATAGTTAAATTAGCATCAGGTGCGCCTTGCGGTTGTTCGCCAATGACTTGTGCGTCTTCTACTTGATCATCATCCATTATGATTGTCCTTTCTTATAAGTCGACTTTGTATCAATTGCTACGATATATGTAGCGTTTTCTCCTTTAAATTCAGAGATACCCTTTGCGCAAAGAGTAATCTGATAGTCTTGCGGAAGAAGTTTAAGATTATCTGTTTTGATAATGATATTAAACTCATCCGCAGTTTCGCCAATCTCAACACCGTAATCATCTGCATTTGGAGATGATGTGTCTACAGCTTTAAGATAGACTTTGCCTTCTTGACCAACGAAAGCAATCTCAGAAAATTGAAGTACACCAGCTGCTTTAAGCACTGTTTGCATTTCATCCCAAGAAATATTCACTTGTACATCCGCCGATGGAATACTAATTTCCTTATTTGGAGGAGTGTGTATCATAGATACGTCAGCGTACGTATATTTAGTGCGCTTTTTACCTTCAGTGATCACAAAGTATTTATCTCCAAACTCAACGTCTGGTGCGGTGTATAGTGATAAAATTGACAAAAACCGCGATAAATCGTAGATACAAGCATCTTGAGGGATTGTATCGGGAATATTAGCTTGAGCGATTAATGTTTTTTCGGGTGTAATCGTTTTGAGAACGTTGCCCGGTGTCATTAGAATAGATTTGTTAATAGTGGAGAAACTCTTTAAGATGGAAAGAGTTTGTTCAGAAAATTGCATTATATAGAACTCCTAATTGTATTTGCATTATTTAATAGTATCACGGTTTTTTGTTTCTGTCAACTTTTTTCTTCGTTTTTTCATCCCTTCTTTTCTCAGCTCGGTTTTTATAGTTTTTTGCTTTACTTGTCTTGTCTGCAGTAGCATTAGCTCCAATCTGTGACAGATGGCCTAATGAGCCTTTAAACACATGCATACCAATATGGTGTAAAGGTATCCACGGACACATCCAAACTTTCATCCCAGCTTTACGAGCCCATCTACAAAAGAAATAATCTTCTGACAAATATCGTTTTGATTCGGGATCAATGACACAATCAAAGTATGCCATTATTTCTCGCGATCCATCAAACGCTTCGGTACGAGCATGATCTGGTAAATAGCTTTTTTCAGGATAAGCTTCTTTAAATTTCTCAAGTGTTGCACGAGGAATAAGCATAAACCCAGTACCACCTTCTCCAATTTCAACAGGAGCATCGAGTCTAAATGATGCTGACTGTCCTACTGGATTAAACACATAGTCACCAGCATAATTTTCTAATTGGAACGGATCATCATCGCCATAACCTTGTTCAGCAGCGAGTTTGATTTTTTCCCAAGCTAAAATTTTCTTAGGATATGGTGCACAAACAATGTTATATTCTTCAGGATCAGTAATCTGTAGAGCTAACATAGCTAAAATATCTTTAGCGTTAAAGCCAATATCCGAATCAATAAACATCATATGAGTACATTCAGATCTCATAAACTCGTCTGTGACATAGTTACGGGCTCGTTGAATTAAGCTTTCATTAAACAAGAAGTAAAATTGAACCTTAATACCATTAACAGCACACATGGTAGATAGGTCAGTACAAGCTTTTGTAAAACTACCGCTGCATTGGCCTCCGTACATGGGAGTGCCAATAAAAATAGAATATTGTTTTAGTTCATCTACGTGAACTTGACGTTTCATCATTGTGTTTGCTCCAAATCATTTTCAGCACGATATATAGCTTGTAACCTTAGGATGTCGGCGGCAACATCGTGGGTACTATCATGTAATTTAAAATTATCATTCCACCATTGTTCATCATTAACAGGAATAAATCCGTTTTTTGTAGTAAAATTAAACTTAGCATCGATATATGTTCGAGTATCGCGGACATTCCAGTGTGGTAAACAGGAGTTTAGCATTGGAACTCTTTTTGTTTCTCGAGCAAGCCTATCTAAAATAACAGGATCAAATCCATTTGATCTACTCCACCAATGGTTTATTCCATCGTGGCTTTTAATATACGAGCAAAGTTCATCGACAAATTGACCTGCAGTAAGGTCGTTGTCTCTTGGTTTAAGTTGTATCTTAATATCTTTTGGTTGGTCTAACCACCATTGAAGATCATCCTGAGTATAGGAAAAATCATAATTTTCTATTTGGTTTTTAATAGATAATTTTGATTTACGAATAACAGTCAAAAGTTCAGTAAACGTGTATGGTTGATTTAAAAAACGATCCCAATCAAAAATGTAATAAGAACAACAAATGGCCGGTGCAAAATAAGGTATTTGCCCGATTGTTTCAAAATCTAAAATAAAATCTTTTTTCATTATATAAACGCCTCAAGTGTTGATTGTGTTTCTGTATAATTATGTTTCTGAGTATGATTATACTGTATAATGTAGTCTGTGTCAACCATTGGAAGCTGATTATCTAAATATTTTTTTGTTTCAGTAGCCATGTCAGTAGCAGTCTGCACTGGTACGTTTTGGCATATATGATTAGCATTCTTTTTAGGATTAAGCAATTCAAAGTCAGAAGGTAAACCCATGATTGTCATAGCTTCACGATAAGTAATGTAACGATCTTCTACTGGATGTGTAAGCATGGTAGGGTAGTGACCAACGAATGCACCGATGTGATCCTTAGGAACAATAGTACCACGCCTCATAATATTTCCACCTGCTTTAAGCTTATCATAACGATAGTTACACTTGTCGACTTCTTTTTGTAAACCGCGTTTTTCCATCCAAGCACCAACTTGTTTATAATCATAACCCATTCGTTCGATATAAGAAAAGACATCAGCATTACGTACTTTTTGAGGCTCGACAATTTTAGCAAACTCAGTATGAGTAATGCCACCATGAATTTCTTCAAGAATAAAGGTATAGTAAATATCGTCTTTAGAAGGTGTTTTCTTATTAATTGGTTCCATTTGAAAGTTAGACTTTATGCCGGTTAATACATCTTCAATTGGTGTGTGTTGTCTATTATAATAGTTCATTAATGGCACACGCGTATCTTGCCAAAAGAAATAGAACGAGCGCTCTCTAATTTGTGGGCCACCATGCAACAATGTTTTAGTACGATAAACGGACATTGTATACCCGTTTTCTTTACCAATTTGTTTTAACTCGTTGCGTACAGTATCACCAATTTTACCAGCAAAACCTGGTGCATTCTCACCCCAAAATACTTTCGGTTTCATTTCACCTAACACATAACGGGCCGTTTCTCCCATCCATTGGTTATTAGGATTATCATCTCCAAAGCCGTGAGATAACTGCGAAAGGCCGGCACACGGACACACTGTATGAACTACATCAACCTGATGCGGGGCTTTCTGGCCTTCATCTAGGAGGTAGAAAGGTACATCAGGCAAGTAATTACGGATGTGACTATCGTTAGCAGCAAATGCTGAATAAGATAAAAAGTAATCTGGTTTGTTTCCATAAGCGGCCATAGCGCCTAATGTTTCACCACCAATAAGTGGCACGATAGAAGCATGACTAATCATAGGTTTTCCTTTATTGTATTCATTAAATCGTTAAATGTTGCGTCGGCATCTTGGTGAGTTTTGTAAAATTCATACGCCATCTCACGATACTCATCTCGCATAACATTGTCTGCACTTAATTTTTGTACGAGCTCAAGAGCTTCTTTATTATCTTGGCCTTCTTCAAGCCAAACTGTTCCATTATTAGGAGTCTGTGTTAAGGTGTCACCAGATACTCGATGGACGCAAACATCACCATATTCTTTACGGAATACAGGAACAGTACCAGCAGCTACAACTTCTTGATGAGTATATTCAATTGAACGCTCGATGTACTTGGGTTTGAGAATACTTAATTGATAACCAAAACCAACTTTAGACATGCGATGCATAAGCTCATCATTAATAAACGTACTAAATACAGATGCTTTATCACCATAACGAGATGCAAGATCTACATCATCTGGTTGATTTGCAAGCTCGTCATAAAACTCAGAAAGTACTTTAAATCCTAGCCAGGCTGGTGATTTCTCAATACCTTCCATTGTAGTGAGCCAGCCTTCTTGTGAAGCGTACATATTATGCCAAGCAAACATAAGTCTGTAACCTTTCCAAGAAGTTGTACGACCAATCCACTTATGATGCTTAGGATCTTGTTCTTTGATTGGTTTCCAATACTGCGCTCGTATTCCATCAAAATCAATACCAGGTTGGAATGGAAAAATCTTTTTTGTTTCTTCACCTAAAAATGTAGCTAATCCACCTGAACCTGTATGATCTTTTACATATTGAGAGAAATCGTTTGTAGTTGCATGTGCAAAAATAATGTCAGCAGCATCAATTGATTCTTCAAGAGCACCATTCCGTTTAATAGAGTAAACAGTGTGGTCATGTTGAATGAGAACTTTTGGTGTTTTAATACTTGATAAAGCTCGTTTCCAATTGTCAACGGCTTGAGCACCTGAGCCTTTACCTCGACCAGTATCTCGTGAAGGTAAAGAGTTAATCATAACAACATCTGAATTATTACATTCATCAATCATTTTATTAATAGGCTCGTCGTGGGCAAATTTAAACCATTCAAATTCGCCTAGGTCGTGTGCATTTTTACGGGAGTAGTTTTTATCTTTGGCGGCGTATACTTTTACGTTGTAACCATTTTTACGCAACCACTTTACTTGTTCAACGGTATATTTAGTTACGCCACAACCTTCTACACCGCGAGCCATAATCACAGAGACATTGTTCATAATGTATTCCTTAATTCAATTCACGTTTTATTTATGCAATTGTATATGGTGTCTTGTCGTAAATATATCGCCATTCTTCATATTCATCGTCTAATTTTACCCATTGCATATTTGTATTTATGCCAGTTTTACGTTTGTCCCAAACAATCCACATGTAAGAAATCATTCCACCAATTTGGTCTTCTTTTTCAACGGGCTCAACGTGTTCTTTGCTAAATCTGATTCTATCTGATAAAACTATTATATCACTAGGAGGATGGTTTGTAAACAACTTTTTTCGTTTAATTCCTTCTAAAAACGTTAGCCTTACAAACATGGCTACGTATTCATATTCTTGTAACCACTTTTCAGCTAATTTACGAGGAAGGTCTTTATGATATGGAGGATTTGTTACTACACCTCGACAGTTAGGATTAACTGGAAGTTTAGTGGCATCGTATGGTGTTTTTATACTACACAAAGAATCAGAATATTCATTGAGATCATAACTTGAAACAGTATGGCCATTACGTGCAAGTTCAACCGAGATATTACCACGGCCAGCGCAAGGTTCTATTATGTGTTGCGGCGGATTATTATACTTACATAAAACATAAGTAGCTAAAGGCGGAGTAGGATAAAAATCGTTCTCTCGCCTATTAGGATCGTTCTTCTTAACCCCAGAATAAATGTCAGATAAGTTATTAGCCAAAGTGAGTTACCATAACACCTGACTCTTTAAACATTGGCCATGATTGCTCATTCCATAGATCAATCCATGTTACCGGAGTATCAGATGTTGCTTTTCCTATTACAACTCTAGTAATTCCTGCCTGTATAATAAGTTTAGTGCAATCAGGACAAATAGGTAATCCATGTACGTATAACGTTGCACCTTTCAATGAAACGCCAGAGTAAAGCGCATTCATTAGAGCGTTTGTTTCAGCATGTACAATTAAAGGATACTTTTTTTCTCTATTGTTTAAACGTTCTTCTGTATCTGTAATACCTTTTGGAAACCCGTTGTAACCTGTAGCCAAAATACGACGTTCATCGTTAACTGCAACTGCACCAATTTGACTTGATGGATCTTTACTCCAAGATGAAATAAGTTTAGCCATGGTCATAAAACGGTCATCCCATTTTACTTGGCGCTCATCATTTTCTCGCATCATTCGACCCATGTAATCATGATAACGTTCTTGTGTCATGCACCAGCAACCCACATAGTTATACTATCCCAACGGAATGATCGCCAGGCGCCTTTTTGAGTATCCCAAACGGGTAAAACATCAGGATTTACTTTACGTTCTTTTTTATTTTCTTCAAGCGGAAGTTCGAGTTGAGGAATCATATCATCTTTAAGAGTACATTCCATAACACGTTTTGTTCCATCTTTTTTAGTGAACGTAATTTCTACTATTCCTGCATGCAAAGCTCGCAGTACTTGAGGTTTATCCATTTTTGTCTCCTAATAGTTTTGTTTCCATGTTTTCTTTAATGTCTATGACTTTTTCTTTTTCGATCATATCAATAATCAAATTAGTTATATCAAGATCTTTTTGTAAGAAAAGCATTTTTTGCTGGATTTTTTCTAATTGCTTTTGATAATATTCTATTTCTTTTTCTTTACGTAGACGAGTTTCAATAATGTCAGAAATAAGAATAAGTTTACCTTGTGTAGGCTCATTCATATTATTTTACCAAGTTAAAATGGCGTTCATATACGTGTAAATTCTGGACCTGCCATACCATCATACCAGGCTCAATAGCTGTACCATTTCCATTTGATGTACGTTCAAAGCGTCGGGCATTATAAGCGTCACATAATTTTCTTACAACATACATTTGCCATGCATTATCATTCTTATAACCAAAGACTACATCATTAGATCGCATTTGTACGACAGAATGTAGTAGCCCATCACGAACATAATATGTTACAGCATTAGTACAAATAAAATCATTCTTACCATTGTCTTTATAGTCTAACCAGATATTAGGGCGATTATAGACCATAGTAGAACGCCTGCCATCAGGATGCTCAAGTAATTCAGTTAGTACTTTATCATATTGGTTATTATACACGTCGCTAAAGATAAGCTTACCATAGTTAGAATTGATCTCACCATGTTTATTAGCAGCGTATTGCCAAGCTGCAGGTGGTTCTTTATTAGGATGAATATCGTTAATGTTTGTTGATTGGCTTTCATACCACTCGAGCTCAGCATCAATATAGACTTGGCTTGGTTTACCAAAAATAGATGGCTCAGTTGCAATAAAAGATGCACCAATTAGCTCAATTGTTTTAGCGCCAGTTTTATCGATGGTATAAGCTTCATCGTTAAGCTCACCGATAAAGAAATTGCGAATGTCGTTTACGCTATTCGTTATCATTCATTATCTCCTGTATTATAACGATCATCAGTTAATTTTGGATCGCTTTCAAGTGTAGTCATTACAAGTATCATCATTTGAGTAAGCGCATGAGATAGATGTGGTAAACCAGACTCGGGATCAAGATCTTCACCTGAATGGTATGCCATTAGATGGCGTTGGATTGAAGAATAATGCCGAGATACTGGAAATTTATTTATGTCTTGTCGCCAGTTGTTTTCACCATACTTTTCAGCACCAAAGCCAAAGACTTTAGCAGCCTCAATAATAGCTTCAGGCGGAATTAAATGGATTTTTGGTTTACCACTATCGTATTTCATATATCACCTACAGTTAAATCATAGTTTATAGTAACACAATTATGCATTATGTCAACTCTTTTTCTTTGCGCATGCTAAGAATAAGACGATATTCGTCAAGAGTGGTCGTGCCCATGTTTACGTTATGGACTTTGCGAATGATTGCACCTTCTTCAATTTGACCACCATCAGCCCAAGCCGTGTCATGACCAAAGATTGCATCATCAATGCTCAAAGATTGACCATCAATAGCACACTTAAAATCTTGTATTGAAAGCATATCAAACTTTTTATCTTTTGAGATTGTGCGGCGATCATCGCGGAATAATACACACTGTTTGATATTCATTTTATCGAGATAAAGTTGTGCAACTTCATTTTGTTCAGAAGGGTTTGCGTAATTTTTAATAGCAGTACGAGTAAAGCCACGAACAGTTTCAGTTTTAGTTTTTATGCTGCCTCGAGGGCCAGACGCAAATTCACGTACTTCTTTATCAAAAGCATGAGGTGTTAGGCCAGTAAGAACAGCATGAGCAGCATAAAACTCATTTGCAAAACTATTGTGATCTTTAATTACAAAAGATTTGTTTTGCTCATAAAGTGAGAACCAAACTGCCTGGAATGCTGAGAAAGTATCACCATTCATTTTCTTTGTTGAACCCATAGTACGTGTGATTTCAAGTGCATCATCAAAGAAACGATTTACGGTTTTGATAGTTTTTTCAGACACATCAATATCGTTTTCTACTACATCATCCAAAGCATCTAGGCTAGCATTTACATTGCCACCACCTAGTGTTTTGAGTA